ATGTTACAAAAAATTTATGAGCAGATGGCTAATTTCTATGATAGTATTGAAGAAGAGTATGGTCCTACATTTGGTGATAATTTTGACTGGGAACATGTTCATTTTAAATTTTTAATTTATTATTTAGTGAGATATGGCATTGGTTGTCGTAGGGATTTTATCGTTTATCATTATCGTGTTGCTTATCGTTTGTATCTTGAAAAATTGGTAATGAATCGGGGTTTTATTTCTTGTTGAGGTAATTTTAGTAAATTTCCGAACTAATTTACTCTTTTATGGAAAGATGATAGTAAATAGCTAGTAATTTTTCTAAATCATTTTTTAATAGTTGGAAATAGCAAATCTTTCTATTGTTTCTTCTTGATAAAAAGGCGATTTTTTATTATAATAAATTGTAAGATATAATTGCAGGTGAGAGTCCTGCCATGTATGTGAGAAAGGAAGAGCCTGAGGGCTCAGACAAGATTATGACTTCAGTTGTTGTTGTAGGTACCCAATGGGGTGATGAAGGTAAAGGGAAGATTACAGACTTCCTTTCAGCGAATGCAGAAGTGATTGCACGTTACCAAGGTGGTGATAATGCTGGTCACACGATTGTGATTGACGGTAAGAAATTTAAGTTGCACTTGATTCCATCTGGGATTTTCTTCCCTGAAAAAATATCTGTCATTGGGAATGGTATGGTTGTAAATCCTAAATCTCTTGTAAAAGAGTTGAGCTATCTTCATGAGGAAGGTGTAACAACTGATAACTTGCGTATTTCTGATCGTGCGCATGTTATTTTGCCTTATCATATCGAGTTGGATCGCTTGCAAGAAGAAGCTAAGGGCGACAATAAGATTGGTACGACAATTAAGGGAATTGGTCCAGCTTATATGGACAAGGCTGCTCGTGTTGGAATTCGTATTGCAGATCTTTTAGATAAAGATATTTTCCGTGAGCGTTTAGAACGTAACCTTGCTGAAAAGAATCGTCTTTTTGAAAAATTGTATGACAGTAAAGCGATTGTTTTCGATGATATTTTTGAAGAATATTACGAATATGGTCAACAAATCAAGAAATACGTGATAGATACATCTGTTATCTTGAATGATGCGCTTGATAATGGCAAACGTGTGCTTTTTGAAGGTGCACAAGGTGTTATGCTAGATATCGACCAAGGTACTTATCCATTTGTTACGTCATCAAACCCTGTAGCTGGTGGTGTGACAATTGGTTCTGGTGTCGGTCCAAGCAAGATTGACAAGGTTGTAGGTGTATGTAAAGCTTATACGAGTCGTGTAGGAGATGGTCCTTTCCCAACTGAGTTGTTTGATGAAGTGGGAGAACGTATCCGTGAAGTGGGTCATGAGTATGGTACAACAACTGGTCGTCCACGTCGTGTAGGTTGGTTTGACTCAGTTGTGATGCGTCATAGCCGTCGTGTTTCTGGTATTACTAACCTTTCTTTGAACTCTATTGATGTTTTGAGCGGTTTGGATACTGTGAAAATCTGTGTGGCCTATGATCTTGACGGTCAACGTATTGACTACTATCCAGCTAGTCTTGAGCAATTGAAACGTTGCAAGCCTATCTATGAAGAGTTGCCAGGTTGGTCAGAAGATATTACCGGAGTTCGCAATTTGGAAGATCTTCCTGAGAATGCGCGTAACTATGTTCGTCGTGTGAGTGAATTGGTTGGCGTTCGTATTTCTACTTTCTCAGTAGGTCCTGGTCGTGAACAAACAAATATTTTAGAAAGTGTTTGGTCCTAAGAGATTTTTAAGATTTGTTTAAGATAGGTCGGGTATACTATAGACGGTTACAAGAAGACCTCCTAACTTGTTGTAACAAATATCCTAAACTTTTCTTTTTCATAATAATCTCCCTTAACTCCACCCAATCAGGTGGAGTTTTTTAGCTCTATTTCAGGCTTTTGGGGACTATTCTAAAAATAATTTTTCGATATTTTTCGGTATTTTTCGGATTTTGGTCGGGGAATTGGAGGGGACTTTTTTAGCGAATATGACTAAGAAATAGGTCTGTTGTCGCTTCAGCAAGTTCGTCCTCTACTTGATTGTAACGATCCGTCATATAAACCTTTGTATGCCCCAGCGCCTGGCTTAATTGTTCAAGCGGAACCCCTGCAATAATGCTTTGAGTCGTGAAGAAGTGGCGCATCATGTGAGGTGTTACATGCAATCCTGTTGCTTCATTCACTAGATTGAAGTTTCTATTTAGCTGATTTGGATTGATGAGACCACCTTTCTCGTTGATAGTTATATAATCCTTGTGCTGTTCCTTGATAATTCCTAACTTTCGCTTAATCTTAGAAGCTTCAGCTATCAGATAATAGATCAGGTCTGTTCCGATATCATCAAGGCAGACATATCGCTCTGAATCCTTCGTTTTAAGCCCTCCTTTCCCTTTTAAGGTCTGGTTGCTTCGACTGTCTCTAAGATGCAGTATAGCCCGTCCGCTGTCGTTCTGAGTGATGTCCATTGGACGCAATCCAAAGACTTCTCCTCTTCTCAATCCAAAAATTGTCAGATAGGTCAGAGCGTAGAATTGTTTTGGCATAATCTCTTCTGCCTTTGCTATCCAAGTCTTGAACTCTTTGAGAGTCACTTTCTTGTTTGCAGCAGGGATATCACTCTGGCCGATGAAAACACCTTTCAAGCGATTTGAGAGCAGATTACCATTTTTCACGGCATCATTCAGCAATGCCATGAAGCTGGAATTGAGGGTTTGAACAGTGTATCTGGTATGGTTCTGCAACTTTTCAGCGATAAAGAGTTCATACTCATTTCTATCCAAATTTTTAAGCTGAATAGAACCAAATTTGGTTTTGATATGATTCTTATAGAGGTTATCATTGAGGTAGTAGGAAGTGTCATTCCAGCGCCCTGTTGACAATCTCTTTTCAGAATAAATATCCCAATATTGATCAAGTGTCAGATTCGTATTGATACCTAATTCTTGTTCTTGGATTTGTTGCTCAAGCTCTACCAAGGCTGCACGAGCTTGAGGGAGAGTTGTGAAACCACTTTTACTTTTTTCTCTTTTTTTACCTCGGAAGAAAAAAGAACGTCTGACATAGTAACGCTTGCCTTTAGCAGTCTCATAGTAATAGATATTTGGGTATTTTGTTTTATTATATTTCATTGTATTCTCCTTGTTTATCGGCTTCTGGACAAGGTCTAAACATTGAGAATATTGACATCACCCCTTTCATGGTGTAAAATAGGGTATAGAAAATAGGCCTTTTTAATGGCTGATTTCTTATAAGGCTAAGCTTCACAATCAAACTTTGGCGAGGGCGATTGTGGGGCTTTTTTATTTTCTGAATAGTTTGTATAGTTTATACAAACTCCAAGCTGTCAAAGGGACTGCAAGGAATGGAGCGATTGGAATACCAACAACTCCAAAAAAGACTAAGAAAAGATACAGTGCTGAAAATATGATTTTATTGGCAGGAAGTTTTTTCTTAGGAGATGTTTCTGAAAGATTAATCTCGTTTACTATATCAGCGACACTGTCACTAACAATATTTTGTTCAATATGTTCAGCTTCAGTTGTTTTAGTTTCAATAGATTCAGTTTTCGTAACTTCTTTATTGGAAATGTTATCATCAATTATCTCAGATGATTCGCTCTGAATTACTTCTTTTTGTGAAGAATCAACAATGGTAAGGTAAATTTCAAAACCAACATCCAAATCATTATTTGTGACAACTTTTTCTTCATAATCGTCCCATTCTTTGTATGGGCCGCCTTTTATCTCACATTCTATTAGGAAATGATATCTTTCATCATCAAAATATTTACGAATAGATTTAGAGACTGTTGCAGGGACGTATCCTATGTGATTATCAAAAATCAAAACTTTTATAGCATTGGGATCATATTTATTATCCGTTTCTGGAATGAGTTCAATATTAAAAATATCTAAATCTCGATATTTAAAAACTTTTAGACCGTATTCTTCAACTTCTTCCCTGATTTCCTTAGCTGATAAATCGCCATAGTATTTTGAATACTCTGGAATCCCATTGTCTTCAGCAATCATATTGCAAGCTTCTTTTACTGCTTTTTTATATTTTGTCACTCCAGCGACTCTGAATAATATTTTTTCAACGGTCTTTTGCATATATTTCCCCTCTATATAAATATCTTCAATGCTATTTCTAATTTACTAATGCTAAGTATTCCTCTTTTACCATGACTTCATTTGTCACGGTTTTAAGATTGTAGTAGGACATGAATTTGAGATAATCAAACTCTTTGGGGTCGTCTAAGCTTTCTAGTGCGTCTTTTACGAGATGATGGATCATATTCCTATCAGCTTCGTTTTCACAGCGTAAGCGAGCGTTCTGGTATTCTGATCGTGTGTGATCCTTGTGTCCTAGTTCATGAAGTAGGACCTTAACTCTCTCTTTTTTGCTGAGTTTATTAGACAAGAAAGCTGTATTGGTTTCTTTTTCGTAAAATCCAAGTTCATCAGGTATTAGCTCACCGTCAAAATCGACAATGTGAACCTGAAAATGACTTATAATTTCTTTTTCGGTCACTAAGCAGTACCTCTAATCACCAGCTTCTTTGAGATAACCTTCAATGATAGACTGGATGATTTTCTTCTTTTCATCTGTTAATTCTCGGCCACCAAACATCATGACATTAGATGCCATTTCTTCAACATTTAGGGTTTTTCCTTGCCAGGTATACTCTTTTGAATCACCAGCGATAGCAGGATTATCAGTACGACCAAGCAAATAGTCAGTGGACACGTTGAAGTAGTCGGCTATTTGTTGCAGCCGTTCAGCAGACGGTTGATTTCTTTTCAACCCATACAAAGAATTTTTTCCTAGCTTTAGCTTATCTTCTAAAGTATTTAGCGAAATCCCTTGTTTTTCACATAAATCTTTTACGATTTCAAAAGTAGAAAACATTGATTTATCAGCCTTTCTAAGACATGACAAAAAATATTTTACAAAATACGCAAAAATTAGTTGACATTATTTCGCGTTTGCGCTAAAATAGTTTTTGTAAGTTAATGAGTTAGTAAAAAACGAAGTTAAAACTTATCTAAAAATAAATAGCTTTGGCGAGCAAAATGAGTTGATAGATATAATGTTTTATCAAGGTTTTTAATTATGCTTTCATTTTAGCAGATACGCTAAAAACTGTCAAGCGTTTTATAAAATAATTTACTAACTCTTTAACTTAACTAATTAAAAGGAGGAGGTCACATGAGCCAACAACATCGTAAGTGGAATGAACTCGTAAAGGAGCGAATTGAAAAACGTGGATGGTCGCAGACGGACCTAGCTATTGTAGTTGGAGTTAGTCCATCAGCCATCACACAGCTTTTCAAAGATGGTAAAGGAAGTGATGATTTGAAGCTTCGTATCAACAAAAAATTGCGAATCAACGAATCGTGGGAGAAATTTGAGGAGTAGGAGGGGGAAAATGAGAGAAATCATACTCAGTGCCATAGTATCATCAATAATTTCAATACTGATGATGACTATTCAAATAAAGATGATAAAAAAATGGCTTGCCGATTTTTTCGACAAGCAAGATGAATGGTTAAAAACACATTTTGAAAATTTAGTCAAAAGATTGTTTTTATAAACAGACATTATAGAAATCTTCACCTAAAGGTGTAATATCTATAATCCCTTTTTCTACATGTAAATTTTCGTTGTTTTTAGTATTGATATACGATGTTTTATAAGCTGTGACTAAAGGGTTGCTTTCAAGTAATGTGTATTTTTCTTTTTTCGAAAGCCAAGTTGTGAAATCAACTTTAATCAAACCTAATCTTTCAAGGTTTGTAATAGAGGAAGCATTTCTATCAAAATCAAACATTGAATTATCAAGTGACGATTCTATTTCACCATCATGAGGAATAAAAATTAGTGGTTTTAAAAGGCTCTGACCCCCTGTTTCGAATTCCAGCAAATACTTAGCGACAGGACATCGTTTTCTTTGAGCAATAAACTTCAAATTCCTAGCATCTAAAGGACTGAGCTGTTTAATAATTTCAACAAAAGAATGATGCAATAACGAACTTTTTGAAGAATCAAATGATGCCGCTAATAGTGATGCAAAAATTTCTCGTATATCTTCTTCCTCGATATAAAATTTTGATGCTTCCAATGCAGGTCCTAATATACTCATTTTAGGTTCTTGTATATTTTCTACAGGTATTTGTTCGATTTTCTCAGTTAGTGATTCAATGTACTTCTCATTATCATATTTACGTTTTTCATTTTTTCGTAATAGGAAACTATCAAGAGAACCAAAAACATATTTCCATGCTTCATTAAAAGTGTTAGCAGGAGCCTCAGCTCCCTTTGTAGCCATAGTTGTTGCAAACGCAGTTAAGATTGTAGGTAACAAATCAGCCATAATACACCTCGTGTTTTTATTTTAATTATACCAAATTTAGAAAGGAATATTATGAACGAAATTTTTAACTTTCACGGGCAGGAAGTCCGTACTTTGACAATTGATGACGAGCCGTGGTTTGTCGGGAAGGATGTAGCGGATATCTTGGGATACGCTAAACCTCTGGACGCAATTTCTCGGCACGTTGATGAAGATGACTCCGTGAAATACGGACTCACCGATAATCTAGGACGAACACAAAATACTATTATCATCAACGAATCTGGTCTCTACTCTCTTATCTTATCTAGCAAATTGCCTCAAGCGAAAGAGTTTAAGCGCTGGGTTACTTCAGAGGTCTTGCCAGCTATTAGAAAACAAGGCGGATTTATCCGAGAGGACTTGGATGAAGATGCTTTCATCGCTCTATTTACTGGACAGAAGAAATTGCGGGAGCAACAGACTAGCATGCTGGAAGATATCGACTACCTCAAGAGCGAGCAACCGATTCATCCAAGCTATGCTCAGTCGCTCCTGAAGAAGCGCAAAGCTCGTGTCGTGGCTTGCTTAGGTGGTATTGATAGTCCTGCTTATGCTGATAAGATTTTCGCTCAGTCGGTATTTAGACAAGCTGAGATTGATTTCAAGGATCATTTTAATATCAGTCGCTATGACTTACTACCCAAGAAGCATGCGGATGCCGCTCTTGCTTACTGGATGACGTGGGAGCCAAGCACTAATACCAAGATGAAAATCATGAAATTGAACTCATTTGACGAAGGGTAGGAGGGGAAGAAGATGGACAATGTTCTACTTTCACTATCTGAATGGATTAAATCTATTATCAAAGAGGATAAGGAGATAAAAATGTTTGAACCACCGATTTTAGACCAGTTGATGGGGGTTGGAGCCTTACTGCTTGGATTTGCAGGGGCTTGCCGTCATATCAAATTGCAGGAACAACGCAAGGAAGAAGAAAGACGAGAAGAGCAAGAATTTGCGTCTATGATTATTCGAGGCTATAACCATGCTTACGAACGTGGTAGAGAGGCTGAACGTCAAGAAATCCGCAAGAATATTCGTCGTCCGTTCAAGGGCTTTACCTACGACAATGAACCGCCTGTAGGCTTGCGTCCTGAGCCGTTAGCTTTGCCAGAACCTAAACAGTCTGCAATCAGATTTTTGTAATGAGGAGGTCAGGAAATGCAAGAATTGATTGAATGGCTGGATAACCTGATTATGATTATTAAAGAACTGGAAGGAAGGGAATCAACTTCAAGACATTTTATTACGATATGGGAAAACGATTATAAAAATCTATTACTAGTCAAAGAATACCTAACCGACTATGAAAAACTAGCAAAGGACTATCGTTATGTGACCCTTAAAAATAAGCTGCTAAAGATTGAAAAAATGGAGCTGGAAGGCAGGTACATCTATGAAGATATGCGGATGAAGTATCGCGCTAACCGTAGGAAGTGGGGTGCTAGGTATGTCTGAAATTAAGTGGATAAAAATCACAACCGATATTTTTGACGATGAAAAGATTTGCCTGATTGATGCCTTGCCTGATCCTGATGCCATCTTAGTGATATGGTTCAAGATTTTGACACTTGCTGGAAAACATAACAGTAATGGTTTGTTGATGATGACTGATAAGGTTCACTATACAGATGAAATGTTAGCTACTATTTTTCGTAGACCATTGAATACAGTAAGAATGGCTATTGGAGTTTTTGAACAGTTTGGGATGATTGAGATTATCGATGGTATTATTAGCTTGCCAAATTGGGAAAAACATCAAAACGTTGACGGAATGGAGAAAATCAAGGAACAGACACGTAACCGTGTAGCCAAATACCGTAAAAAACAGAAAAATCTTGCTCTTGGTAACGTTACAGGTAACGTTACAGTAACGGACGGTAACGCACTAGAAGAAGATAAAGATAAGAATAAGAATAGATTAGATAAAGATAAGAATAAGAAAAGAATAAGAAAAGAATAAGAAAAGAATAAGAAAAGAATAAGAAAAGAATAAGAAAAGAATAACTACTACTAGTAGTGGTAGTGAAGAAAATATCTTAGAACTTTTTCAATCTGAGTTTCGTAGACTCTTATCTGGATTTGAAATTGAAGAAATCAACCATCTACTAAATGAGAATGATGTGGATTTGGTGAAAGAAGCATTGAAGACTGCTATTAACTCAGGAAAGCCGAACATCAAATATATTGGTGGGATTTTAAGAAATTGGCAGATGAACAATGTTACCACTGTTGAACAGGTTCGTCAATCGGAAAAGAAGAACAAGGATAAGAAAGAAGAACAGGAGGCCAAGGACGAATGGGGGTACTAGAACTAATTGAACAATTCGAGATTGACTATTATCCGTTAAGCTACGAGAAGAAAACTCTTTTAGCAGACCAACCAATTCATCAAGTGGTTGCCTGCTTGTCTGAAATGGCTAGCTGGCATGAATGCGGAGGTCGGCTAGTATGGTAGACAATGTGTTTGAGGAAATCGCCTTATCTTATCGTAGGAATACAGAACAACAAGAAGAGTTCTGCGAAAAGCATAACATCCCTTTGATAAAGATATTGAGGACCGAGAGTGTTGTATGTCGCATGTGTGAATCTGAGCGGATTCATGAAGAAAATCAGGAAAGAGTGAATGAACTGGCTAATGCTGAGAATGAGCGAGAGAGGAAATACTATCTTGAAAAGTTCTCTCTTTATGATGAAGTTTTGAAAAATGCTACTTTGGACAATTTTGAAACACCAACCGAAAAAGAAGCGGAAAAGCTAGCTTTTGCAAAGAGGATTTGTCGTGAGTGGTCTGAGGGTGCTAGGAACAACATCGTGTTACAAGGAGAAGCTGGAACAGGTAAGAGCCATTTGGCTTTTGCTATGGTTAAGGCTCTATCTGAGTACACGAAAGAGATTGCTATCTTCATCAACGTGACGGACTTGTTGATGAAGATTAAAGCTGATTTTAGTCAGGAGGAGTTTCTGGTCAATAAAATTGCCAATGCTAAGTTCTTGGTTTTGGATGATTTGGGAATGGAAAAGGATAGCGAATGGTCGTTTACTATTCTCTACAATATCCTGAATAAGCGTTCAAATACAATCATTACCACCAATTTGACTTCTGCTGATATTCAGAAAAGATATGGCAGACCCTTTATGTCCAGACTGATGAAGGGTGTGGATAAAGACCATTTGATGGTTTTCAATGATTTGACAAACAAGCGAAAGCAATATTTTTAGAATAGGGGTGGCTGATGTTTATTTTAAAGCATGGGACAAGAGAGGATAAGCCGTTTCTAAGGTCTGCAATTATCAGTGTGACTGGCTTGGATATTTCGTGTTCTGAGGAGAAGAAAGCCATGCGGTTTGTTTCTAGGGCGGCAGCCTTACAGGTTGGTAAGGCTTTGAGGGGTTCCTTTGGGAATTTTTATCCCGTTGAGGTGGAGTGATGTTAGAGCTTTACTTCGTCTACAACGGGCACTGCAAGTTTTACCTTGGAACGTTTGACAATGTCGATGATCTCATTGAACAGATGGAAGATCATCAGTGGGCTTTCTCGGCTATCACTCATCCAAGATTTCAGAAGCACATTGGTCAGCGGACGACACGGTTTGACTACGGTTCGAAGGATTGTTACTATTTAGCGACTTTTTCAGGAGGAGAAAAAAATGATTGAACTTATTAAAGAATTTGGAATGGCTATTCTGTGGTTATTTCTCGGCTATTTAGTCGGGGAACGTGCAGCAAGAAAGGAAAAGAAAGATGATCAATAACGTTACATTTTTAGTGGGAGGTAAGAAATATGGTTGGAGTAACCTATCAGGAAATTCATCTCTTTGTTAAATTTTTGAAAGAGCAGTATGGACAAGGGCGTCCAGACTATATTGAAGCCCTGAACGACTTAGACGGTCTGATGGAAGTCTCCTACAGAGAAGCTATTGAAAGATTTTTAGAAGATGAATTATGATAAACGAACAGTCATTGATGGACTGAAACGCACAATCGAGCAAAACGAAGAGAAGATAATCGAGTATTCGAAGCCGTGTGATGCACGCAAGAGACGGATTAGAGCGCTGGAGCGCGATTTGTTGAAGAAAAAGAATAAAGAATTAAGACGGAAAGCGGAGGAGTTGGAAGATGATGGAAGAGTTAAAGCAAAAAGTTAATGCAGTATACAACTGGACGGTAGAAGACGGGAAGCCGCAACCTCCCCAGCAAGATTTACCACAAGTGGTGAAAGACCGGGCGGACTATTTTTGGGAAATGGCAGAAGATGGTATGACGTTTATGGGAGCGATGGAATGCATCTTTGCTGATGAAAAGCCTACAGACTATGATTTGGGAGCTACTAAGGGTTGGTTGCCAAAATCTAAGGAGTTTGATGATTGGGTTGGCTATTCGCCAAGCATGTCTCAGTTAGTTATTGCAGTTTATTTGATTTACAGAGGAAGCGAAGATGAAACTTAATGAATTGATTAAGAAATATAAAAAACTTGAGGGTGTATGGAATGCTGAAGGAGCAGAACTAGCTCGTCAAATTTTTCTGCAAGACTTGGAACAACTAGATAAACCAAAACCAGTCAAAGTTCCGCAGTGTGTGGCGGAATATATAGAATTTAAAAAGAAAAACAATTTTCATGTTTACGGTCTTGCTTGGCTTGACGGCTACGAGGTTGAAAAAGAGAAGCGGTATTTTGTTAAGATTAAAGGGAATATTAAAGAAAATATGTTGGTTTATGGAGAACTTTTGAAAAGGTATTTCTTTACAAAAAGCTTTAGTTTAGACGATGTTATATATTCCCACACCCGTAAAGAACTAGAAGACGCAAACTTCGGCTGGGTGTTTGATTGTGAAGGAATTGAGATTGAGGAGGTGGAGTGATGACACAAACACTTGAAGAAGGAATGAAGAATCAAAGTAAATGCATAAAAGTCCCAAGGGAAATCAGACCGTTTGATATAGGGTATCGAATAGTGAACAAATACGGTCAAGCGCTCGCTTTAAGAAATGGGGCAAGTATATTCGATTTGCCTTTTCTGGCTGAAAAAGCTATAGAAAAAGAGTTTGGGAAGAATGATCCAGAATTTGACATCGGAAAGCATTCTGTTGAAGAGGTCGCTATTGTCAATTTAAGTAAATTTCATAGTTGCTTTGAGGGGGTGGAGTGATGTCATGTAGTGAAAATTTAAAAAAAGAAAAAGAATTGACTGCTGCTATTTCAAATTTCAAGATAGAAGTCTTACAAAATGATGATAAATTGAGCAGTCTATCATTAAGCAACATCAAAAGGCAAGCAAGGGATCTATATGAATGCTTAGTATGGTTGCAGTATAATGCGGAGGAATCAGGTAGATGAGTTATGATTTGGAAATATTAGTAAAAATAGAGAGTGGAGATTATATTTGTATCGCTGAACCTAAATATAGTTCTCCGATATACAATCTTGGAAGAATGTTTAGAGTTGCTATGAACTGGGATTTTGATCAAGACACTACGTACAACATCGCTGATGTTTTAGATAACATTCAACGCGGTATCTCTGAACTAGAACGGTACCCTGAAAAGTATGTGCAGTATGAACCTGAAAATAGATGGAGAACAGTTAGCGTTGCATTGGAGGTTTTAAAGTCACTGAAAGAGTGTATTTTAGAACAAGATATTGATACGAAATATTTATATATGAGGTGGTAATATGAGACGATTCATAGCTATCTGGATTCTTGTCTCTGCCGGATTGAACATCTGGCATATGGACAGGATTCGAGATTTGGAAGAGAAAAAGCCGATGGTTGTCTATAAAGCTGATAACGCTGGCGCTGAGATATTCGGGCGTGTCGTTGAAAAAGGACGGCATGGGAAGTTGTATACAGTAACTATCAGAGACTATGGGATTTTCGTAGTTACGAAAGAGCAGTTTGAGAAAATCAGAGTAGGGGATGAGGTGTTACTCTAATGGATGATATTTTACAAGCTTTAGCAAAAATGCTAAATATGACTGTTGATGAAGTAAGTTCTTTGCTTACAACATTTAAAGGGAATGCACCACAGATTTATGAAATGTTCGTTAAAGAAAAGATGTTTTATGATCTCTTCAGTCTTTTTCAAATCATGTCAATTGTAATATTTAGTATTTCTGCAGTAGTTTTAGCAGTTTTAACTCTCATATATTTTACATACGATGGTGGTTTTGTTTATTCCTATGATATACGTACAGGAAAAACCGAGGAAGAAATTAAATTAGAACGCATTGAACGGAAAAGAAAGGACTTAAAAATACCACTAAAAATTAGTTGCATTTCATCAAGCGCAAGTTTGATAACATTAGTTATTGCAATTGTTTTAAAAGCAACTCTTGCACCTAATTATATATTCATCGTGAATGAGATTTTACCAAAATTAACGAAGAGATAGGAGTTATCATGAACACAATAGAGAAAGTCAAACAATGGTTTATTGACCGTGATTTAGAAAACGGTAGGGTCGTTGGATTGATGGTGCTTTCGTCAAAGAGGAGGATTTGGCATGATACTGAAATTTAGAGTGTGGCATCATGAATTAGGTAGACTGATGTCAGTCAAATGTATGTTTTTTCAGGATAGCGAGATTGAAGAATTTGAGTTAAACGATACTTTAATGAATGATTACATTACAGCTTATCCTGATGAAATCGAACTCATGCAGTCAACAGGGATTTTGGATAAAAATGGCAAGGAGGTATTCGAGGGGGATATCGTTCGATTTTTCGATAGTCTATATACTGTTTTTTACGATATCAAGGATAGATGGGTTGTAGATTATATGTCTAATTTTTCAAGCGAAGAAAGTATTGAAATCATCGGCAACATCTACGAAAATCTAGTTTACATTTTTTAAAAACTTGGAGGTGGAAATTGAAAAAATTGAGCGACGAAGAACTCAAAACGTTAGACAGAGAACTTTTCAAATTTCAAAACATTCAACGCACAATAGACTTAAGAAGGCTAGAATTAGAAACCAGAAACCCAGATGCTCAAAGTGGGCCAACTGTAGGAATAAGCAAACCTACCGAAACTATCGCAATCAGAATTGCAGATGATCCGACTTTAAAATTTCTTGAAGGATTTAAAGGGATTATTAACAAACTCTTGAGTAATCTAGTGGATGAGGATATGGAAATCTTTAATCTACGCTGGAGATACCCTCAACTGAGATGGGAAGAAATAGCAGAACAGAAATTCATGAGCAAAGCTACAATCTATCGACGTAGAAGAATTATCTTAGAACAGTACGCTATACTGAAAGGTGAGTTGTAAATAAGATTGAGACAAAAGACATCTTGAAGTCTCACAAAAAAAGGTCTATTATGATAGCATGAACTTCTGAAACAAAAACACAAATCACATGTTGGAGTCATCCTATTTTTACAGAAAAGTTGTTTAACAGAGGAACATCATGAGTCAGCAACCAGCTGGCTTTTTGTTTTTTAGAAAGGAGGCAGTTATGGAATTTGTATCACCGATAAAAGACAATGATGATATTCAAGCTATGAAAGATTATCTCAGAGAATGGAATGAGATGTATTATATGCTATTCATCACAGGCCTGAATACTGGCTTACGAGTCGGAGATATACTTACCTTGAAAGTTAAAGATGTTCAAGGTTGGCACATCAAACTGAGAGAACGGAAGACTGGCAAGCAGATAACAAGACGGATGACAAAAGAACTCAAGAAAGAAATGAGGAGATATGTTGAAGGCAAACCATTTCATCATTTCTTATTCAAGAGTAGGCAAGGTCAGAATAAAGCGATCACTCGTGAGCGAGCCTATCAAATCATACATGAAGCAGCTGAAGAACTTGGCATTGATAATGTTGGCACACATACAATGCGCAAGACATTCGGCTATAAATATTACAACAAGACAAAGGACGTAGGAACATTACAGAAAATGTTCAATCACTCATCACCTGCAATCACCCTGAGATACATAGGGATAGAGCAAGCAGAGCTTGATGACGCACTACGGAACTTTGTCATTTAATTTTTTAGATATTACTTTCACATAATGAGTTAAGCATAAACTAAAAAAATGAAACTCTTCAAAACCCATGCTTAGTAAGGGTTTGAGATTCAGAGTGAGTTTAACAAAATATAAGATATGTGAAAGTGAGGGATAAAATTGGTATAGTTACAAGAGGTGAAAAATGGTAAAAGAATACCGTATTTGTAAATGGAATGCATATACCGTTAACAGCCATACTAGTAAAATGGAATAATTTTTTTAAAGAATCAGAATGAGACAAAAGACATCTTGAAGTCTCACAAAAAAAGGTTTATTATGGTAGCATAGATTTCTTGTATGAGGAGGGGATAGGTCAAAGGCCTGTCCCTTTTAGCATTGAGAAAGGAGGTTTGAGATGTATAACAAACCTATCAGACCATCCTTGAAATCTAAGAAGTGGGAGAAGTTCCGTGATAGGATAATGCGTAAGCATGATTATCTTTGCCAAGAAAGTTTGCGTTACGGAATTTCTGTTCAAGCAGAAATGGTACATCATATCTTTCCTGTGTCTGAATATCCTGAGCTTGAATTTGTTGAATGGAATTGCTTGCCATTGACGAATAAGAAACATAATACGTTTCATGATAGAGTGAACGATAGAGTAATCAACCAAGGATTGTATTGGCAGAAAAAAAGAAAAAAAGAATTTTTAAATTTTTTCAAAAATGAAAAATGAAAATTTTTAATCCCCCCTCTTTTTGAAAAATCATTTTGGCCAGTAGGGTACCGGTGAAGGGAACTTTTTCCAAGTCGGGGGCCTTCAAACAAAAAGGGGGTAAAAACTAAGCGATTTTGACGAAAGGAGGTAGTTTTTGGCTAAACCAATTACAGCAAAGTCGATTAAGTCAAAAGTGGTCAAGCAGATGAAAGACTTGGGAACTTATCGTAAAGAGTTCGAAATGATCATTGACATTTTTGCAGGTATGTTATACCAGTATCAGAAACTTGCTCAAGATTATGCTGATATGGGTTATCCAGTAACAGACACCTACGTCAATAAGGCTGGTGCTGAAAATGAGCGCAAAGTTCCAATCTTGACAGCGATGGAAATTTTGAGGAAAGACATACTCAGCTACTCTAATCAGTTGATGATGAATCCTAAGTCGCTCGGTGAGGTAGTAGAACAAGAGGGTGAGTCAGTTCTTACTGAGGTCCTGAAGTTCAAGAACGAAATCAAGAAGAAGCGAGTGACTGGCAATGGGTAATCTTGATAAAGCAAAAGAATACGCTCAACACGTCTTAACTCAACGAGAAGAACATTGCGAAGAGAACATTCTTGCTGCTGAACGTTTTTTCCGTGATTTAGAAAATCCAGCGTTTGAGATGGATGTGGATATGGTGGATTTTGTTATTCACTTTATCGAGAACGTGATAGTTCATCAGCAGGGCGATGATATGTTTGCGGTATCTATCCGTAACAAGCCATTGCTTTTGCAACCGTGGCAACATTTCGTTGTAGTTAATCTGTTTGGTTTTTACTACAAGGGTACGAATGAGCGCAGGTTCAAAGAAGCGCTTATCATGCTTGCTCGGAAGAATGGAAAGACCTCGTTTACTGCTGCAATCGCACTTGCTTATCAGATATTAGATACAGATAGCGGTTCCAAATGCTATATCGTTGCTAACTCAGTCAAGCAAGCGATGGAAGCTTTTGGTTTTTTAAGATTCAACGTTGAACGCTGGAACGATAAGAACATTCGTATCAAGGATAATAACCAAGAACATTCTATCACTGCCAATTTTGGTGATGAAGGTTCTTTCTTTATACAGGCTTTAGCGAATGATGAGAGCCGTCTGGACTCTTTGAACGGAAATGTTATCATCTTGGACGAAGCTCACACAATGAGGAACAGTAAGAAACATGGTCTTATGAAAAAAACAATGTCAGCATACAGAAACAGTATGCTTTTTGTTATCTCAACGGCTGGGGATATTCCTACCGGGTTCCTTGCTAACCGTCTGAAATACTGTCAAAAGGTGCTCAAGCAATTAGTCACTGATGATTCATTTTTCATCTTCATCTGCAAGGCTAATCAATCTGCTGATGGGGACGTGGTGAACTATCTGGACGAGAATATCCTCAAGATGGCTAATCCGTCATGGGGTGTCACGGTTTCGCTCAAGGCTCTCAAGGAAGAAGCAGAGCAGGCTATGAATGATCCTCAGACAAGAAATGAGTTTTTCAATAAGACCTTGAATATCTTCACTAACTCTATGAACGCTTATTTTAATCCTGATGAGTTTATTGCGTCGGATAGTTGCTACGATTGGAGTTTAGAAGAGCTGGCACGTTTGCCTATTCGTTGGTATGGTGGTGCGGACTTGTCAAGATTGCACGACTTAACAGCTGCTGCTCTCTATGGTGTCTATCATGACGGTGAGAAAGACGTTGATATCTGTATCACACATGCTTTCTTCCCTCGGATTAATGCTCAGAAAAAAGCTAATGATGACGGGATTCCACTCTTTGGGTGGCAGTCTGACGGTTGGTTGACGATGAGCAACACTCCGACCGTCCTCTATGATGATATCGTCAAATGGTTCATCAAGATGAGGGAGAAAGGGTTCAAGATTGCTGCTGTCGGAATGGATAGGAAGTTTGGCCGTGAGTTCTTGACGAAGATGAAACAAGCTCGGTTCAAGATGATTGACCAACCTCAGCTTTTTTATCTGAAATCAGAGGGATTCAGACGGATTGAGTTTAAAGTTAAGAATAAAGAATTTTACTATTTTCATTCTGATGCTTACGAATACTGTGTGAGCAATGTTAGAGCAATTGAAAAGGTGGATGACGCTGTGCAATATGAAAAATTAGATGGAGACGGTGGGACTGCAAGGATTGACTTGTTTGATGCCAGCGTCTTTGCTTGTATACAGGCTCTTGCTAATCTTGGCAAGGGTGGTGATGTGATGAGATTCTTTGATTAGGTGAATTATGAATGAAATAGTATTATCAGAACATGAAATTAACTTGCTGATCAACAAAGGGCGAGTTAAAGTAATTTTAAACGAGGAAGTAGTAACTATTCGTCAAAGACATATGAAAGATTTGATGGCTGAAACAGTAAAATGGGAAAAACAGGTAATTGATGTCAGTCAGAATATCGTAAGAAATAAACACTTTGATTCACTTTTTCAAAATACTTTTCGTTAGAAAGGAGGTGAGGAAACATGGGTATTTTTGAAAAGTTTTGGAAACGAAACAAGCCAAGTAAGCCAATCAACATGCTGAGTCATTCAGATTTAGGGTTGTCAAACCTGATGGACTCGTATGTACCTTTGGCCAGAAATCCAGATGTGGTGACAGCGGTTAATAAGATTGCTGATTTGGTCTCTAATATGACCATCCACTTGATGGAGAATACAGATAAAGGCGACATCCGAATAAAAGACGGACTGGCTCGCAAGATTGACATCAATCCGTGTAAACACATGACAAGGAAGTCATGGATTTTCAAGATTGTGCGCGATTTGCTTTTATATGGCGATGGGAACTCTGTCCTACATGTGGAATATGAACCTGTTACGGATTATATTTCTAATCTAAGACCATTTCCGATGAGAGAGGTTTCATTCCAAACAGATAAGGATTCCTATGTAATCTCATTTAGGGGTGAAAAATATTCCCCTGATGAAGTAGTCCACTTCGTCATCAATCCAGATCCAGATATTCTATACATTGGTACTGGTTTTAGGGTGACGTTGACAGATGTGGTTCAAAGTTTGAACATGGCTACCAAGACTAAAAAAAGCTTTATGAACGGGAAGAATATTCCTAGTCTTATCGTTAAAGTAGACTCGTCTAGTGCTGAACTAGATTCGGAGCAAGGGCGTGAGCGTATCGCTGAGAAGTATTTGAGTACTAGCAGGGTTGGCGCTCCATGGATTGTTCCAGAGGCATTGCTGGACATTCAGCAGGTAAAACCGCTTAGTCTAACGGACATCGCTTTAAACGAGTCTGTGGAATTGGATAAAAGAACAGTTGCAGGTCTATTAGGAGTACCTGCTTTTATTTTGGGTGTAGGAGAATTCAACAAGACAGAGTATAACAACTTTGTAAATACGACTGTCATGAGTATTGCTACCACTATTACTCAAACACTAACCAGGGACTTACTTTTGTCTAGCAATCGTTACTTCAAGCTAAATCCTCGTTCACTCTTCTCTTACAACATTACGGAGTTGTCTGCTGTTGCTCAACAAATGGCAAACAGTGCTGCAATGCGTCGTAATGAGTGGAGGGATTGGCTAGGGATGGCTCCTGATTCTGAGATGGAAGAGTTGATTGTTCTTGAAAACTTTCTCCCTCAGGAGAAACTAGGAGATCAAAATAAACTGAAGGGAGGTGAGGAAGAGAATGCAAAAGCGAAATAGCTATCGTGCCACTCAATTTCAAACGAGAGAAGAAGAATCTGGAGACTTGGTGTTGAGTGGCTATTTTATAAAATTTGATGAAGAGACGGAGTTGTGGCGTGGTTATCATGAAGTAATCAAGCGTGCTGGTGTTGAGAAAGCTGTCACAGACGCTGATATCAGAGCTTTATTTAACCATGATGATAGCCTTGTTCTCGGTCGAACAGGTAACGGAACTCTGACACTGGGTGTTGATGATGTTGGTCTTTTTGGAGATATCATCATTAACAAGGATGATCCTCAAGCTGTTGGGGCCTATGCCCGTGTCAAGCGTGGAGATGTTATAGGGTGTAGCTTTGGCTTTATCCCGGTAAAAATCGAAACGGAAGAACGTGAAGATGGTTCATATTTGGACACTGTCTTAGAGCTAGAAATCTTTGAAGTGAGTCCATGTACTTTCCCAGCCTATCCACAAACGGAAATTGCTGCACGACAAAAAGACTTCGAAAATCAGAAGCGTGCTAATCGTGAAGCGCTAGACAAGCGCAAGAAAGAAATTAAGGAGAAATTTAAGCTATGAATAAGGCATTAATCTTTGGTGCTCGTATGCGAGCAAAAGCAACTAAGGTAGTTGAGTTGGAAGAAACTATCGAAGAATTGAACAAACGTTCGGTTGTTGAGTTAGAAAAGTTGGATCGTGCTAAAAATGATGAAGAAGTTTTAGCAGTTGAAAAGACTGTAGACGGTCTTCAAAGGGAAATTGAAGAAAAAGAAGCTGAAAAAGTACAGCTTGAAAACGAGATCGATGAGTTAGATAAACAAATCAAAGAGCAAAATCGTAAAGCACCAACTCTGGGGAAAATGGAAGAACGAGGAGGAAAGACATTGGGACAACGTGAAGCATTTAATCATTACTTACGAACAAAAGAAGCGCGTGCTGATGGTTTCAAATCTGCCGAAGGGGAAGCAATCATTCCTGTTGAATTGATGACGCCTAAAGAAGCGAAACAAGACAAGACAGATTTGACTTCATTGGTCAACATCGTTAATGTCAAGAACGCAAGCGGTAAATGGTCAGTTGTAAAATTGACTGATCAAGAAATGAACACTGTTGAAGAGTTGGAAGAAAACCCTGAATTGGCTAAACCAACCTTTACAAAGGTGAACTATGAAATCCAAACACGTCGTGGTCATTTGCCAGTATCTCAAGAATTTATTGATGACGCTGACTACGATGTCATGGGATTGGTTGCTAAACAAACTAAGAACCAAGAACGTATCACTAAGAATAAAGAGATCGCTAAAGTTCTCAAGACAGCTACATCTAAAAGCGCAGCTGGTTTGGACGGCTTGAAAGATATTCTCAACGTGGAATTGAAAACATACTACAATGCAACTATCGTATGTACTCAATCTATGTTCGCTGCTCTTGATAAAATCAAGGACAAGGACGGTCGCTACATGCTCCAAACAGATATCACATCTCCAACTGGCTACAAGTTTGCTGGTCGTGTTATTGTTGTTTATCCAGATGATATCATTGGAGAAAGCAAGGGAGATTTGAAAGCCTTCATCGGTGACGTTGGAGAATTTGCGACATTGTTTGACCGTGCGCAGACTACTGTCAAATGGCAAGATGACAAAATCTACGGTCAGTATTTGGCAACCGCTAATCGTTTTGATGTAGTAAAAGTAGACGGAGATGCAGGATTTTATGTGACCTATACAGATGCTGTTTTGTAAGGAGGTAGTAAATGGTATATAAGGTAATCCGTCCTTTTAAGGACTTACGAGACCCAAAGAAACATTGCTATAAGGTTGGGGATAATTACCCTAGAGTTAAGCACAAACTTGATAAAGAGTTTGCGGAGACTCTGCTAAATGGGGCAAATAGTGCAGGATCTATCTTTTTGATGAATGTAGAAGATAAGGATATGTCGAAAGATGACACATTAACTACAGAAGTAGAAAAGGAAGAAACAAAGGTAGTAGATGGGAAACCTGAAGAGGGAGACGAGGAGTAGTTATGGACAATGTTCAATTATTAGAATTGCTTAAGCTAAAATTGGGTATAGCAACAAAACTACGCGATAAGCCCTTGGAGAAAATCATCGAAGCTGTCAAAACAGAACTAGAAGATAACTTAGGAGTTCTACTTGACTTAGACAGCTCAGAAGACCAAATGTTTGTAGTTGATTTTGCAGCCTTTCGCTATGAGGGTGGGGTGGATATGCCACGTCACCTTCAGTGGCGACTGCATAATTTACAGATAGCATCAAAGAAAGAGGTCAAGAATGTGGAATCATGAAATCACACTGATCTCTAAGGAAGTCACAGGTAAGGATAAACTACTACAACCAATCTCTGAAGATGTTGAAGTTACTCTCCTATGTCGCAAAAAGAGGGTCACTCGCTCTGAATTTTATCAGGCGAATCAGGTAGGGCTTAAACCGAGCTTGGTCGTTGAGATTCGAAATTTTGAGTATGAGAATCAAGAGCTTGCGAAGTTCGAAGGCAAGCAATATCATATCTTGAAAACCTATCCTATTGATTCTGAAATTTTAGAGTTGACTTTGTCAGAGATGTTGAAATGAGCTTAACAAGTGATTTAGCGAATGAAATTGCAAAGGCAATGGCAGAGTACTCTGCTGAGGTAGAAGATAAGATTGACCTGATTGCTGAGGACGTTGTAAACGAAGCCGTTACGGAATTAAAAGCGACTAGTCCAAAACGTCATGGAAAGTATGCTAGAAATTGGCGCTTCAAGAAAAATGCTAAGGGGTCATACGTCATCTACAACGCAGCTCCAACCTATCGTTTAACTCACTTACTAGAAAATGGGCATGTTTTGAGAAATGGCGGTCGTAGTCGGGCATTTCCACATATTAAACCTGTTGAGGAGAAAGTTAAAGAAAACTTTGAGAAGCGAATCAAGGAGATTGGAAAATGAAGCTATCAGACTTTGCAGCTATTTTGGAACAGGCAAACTTGCCTGTCACTTATCGAGCGTTTAAAACTGGGAACGCTCCTGACCTACCTTATCTGGTCTATTATGAATCAATTCCAGCCATCAATGCAGCTGACAACACGGTTAATCATCAGATTAAGAGCGTGACAGTAGAGCTAGCTTTTGAGAGTAAGGATGAAGATTTGGAAGAACGTCTGAAAGAGCTGTGGACAACCCACGAGCTCTTTTTCGATGTTCAAGAAGAAACATTTATCGAGATTGAAAGACTCTATGTCAAGTCTTATACAGTCTATCTATACTAAGGAGGAATGACATGAATCAAGAAAATAAAGTAACTTTTGGTTTAAAAAATGTTCACGTTGCGCCAATTAAATCAATTGGTGCAGATGGAGTGATTGCTTACGATGAAATTTTCCGCTTTCCTGGAGCAATGGAATTGACATTGGATCCAAGGGGTGAATCAATACCAATCAAAGCAGACGATATCGATTATCACTTCATGAACTCAAACGAAGGGTATGAAGGGAAATTCAAAATCTCTCACATTATTGAAATGTTTGCGACTAAGATTTTGGGTGAAATCAAAGATGCTCAGACGGGTGTTTTGACTGAAAAAGCTGATGCAGAATTCACATCATTTGCCTTGATGTTTGAATTTTCAGGGGACAAGAATAAAACACGTCACGTCCTTTACTACTGTTCAGCGAGCCGTCCAGGCAATGGTTCAAAAACCAAAAATGGTACAAACGTCAACGAGCGTGAACTTGGCTTTAAAGCAAGTCCTCGCCCTCTGGATTCAGTTGTTAAACGTTCTATCACATCAGCTGATAACAAGGAAATTTATGACAACTGGTTTAAGAAAGTGTATGAACCTACTGCGGTGGCAGCTTAAGGAGAAAATCTATGCGTAAAATCGTTTGGGTTGGCGTTCAGGAGTATGAGTTGGGGACCAATGGCTATACTCCTATCGCCTACAAGCAACAATTTGGGAAAGATTATTTTCAAGATTTGTTTTCAATGTTGAAAAATCAATCATTCATGAATGAATTGAACAAGCTGGAAACTGACAAAGAGTTGACTGCAACTGATATTGACATTTCGATGCTGTCAGATTTTGATATGACATTTTTCAACCGTCTTTTTTGGACCTTTGCTAAATCTGCAAATCCTCACATCAAGCCTTATGAACAATTCTTCATGGAAATGGAAGTCTTTCCGATTCAGGAAGTTGGGCCTGTATTGATGGAAATGCTGAATGCGAGCATGACGACAAAAAAGCACCAGATGAATCAGAATCAGCTAGCGAAGAAATCTTCACAGTAGAATCCTACTTATCTTGCTGTAAAGAAACTGGTCTTTCTATTGATGATCTAAAGCACATTTCAATCGGAATGGCTCTGGATTATCAGACGGATTATGTGAATCTACGGAGCGAGGATAAGGGTGGCGAACGGAAAGCCACGCAAGCTGATTTTGACAGTTTTTAAAGAAAAATGAGTGCTGAGAGAGCGATTCTGAGACCAAGTTCCTTGGTCTGGCTGCATTATCAGTCGTAGAAGTTCTCTCAGCGCTTTTCTATTTTTTGAGAAAGGAGGAAATATGGCAGGAAATATCAAAGGTATCAAAATTGAAATCGATGGCGACACGCAACCCTTGCAGAAGGCGCTGAAAAATGTCAATAAGGCCGCTACTGATGCAAGTCAGGAGTTGAGACAGATTGACAAAGCCTTGAAATTTGATACAGGGAACGTAACGCTCCTGACTCAGAAACAAGAGGTCTTACAAAAGCAAGTTTCGACGACCAAAGAGAAACTAGAAACCTTGAGACAAGCTCAGTCTCAGGTGGAACAGCAATTCAAAAATGGCGATATCGGTGCTGACCAGTACCGTGCTTTCCAACGTGAAGTAGAAGTTACTCAAAACGTCCTAAAAGGATATGAGGGTAAGCTTGCAAATGTGAATCAGGCGCTTAATGAGAATGGGAGTGCTACTCAGAACAACAAGAACCAATTAAAAGAGTTGCAAAATGAGCAGAGTCAACTTGCTTCAGAGATGGTAAAGGTGACAAGCTCATTCAAACTGCAAGAAAGCGCTTTGGGTTCAAATGCTAGTGAAGCCGAGAGAAATGCTCTTGCTCAGAAAAAGATTGGTGTTCAGTCTGAGATTGTAAGTAAACAGATTTCAAATCTAGAACAGCAATTGGAAATCACTAAAAAAGAATTTGGTGAGAACTCCACACAAGCCAACAGGATGGAAGCTGAGCTAAATCAGGCTAAGACAGCATTCAATCATCTCAATGATGAGATGAAAGGAACAAAGTCTGCTGCTGATAGCACTCAAGAAAGTTTAAGTGAAATCTCAAGAAATTTAAGAGCAGAACTACTTCAACAGTTTAGTGAGAAGTTGAGTGCTATTTCAGAAAAGCTTGTGGAAGTAGGAAAAGAAGCGTTAGAAGCAGCTGCTCAAATGCAAGCTAGTAATGCTCAATTTACTACCGTTTTCGGAGATATGGAAACCCAAGCAAGAGAAGCGTTGAATGCTATTGGTCAGGAAATGGATATTGTTCCAGAGCGATTGCAAGGTTCGTTTACACAGATGGCTTCATTTGCCAAAACTTCAGGATTGGATACAGCAGAAGCTTTGGATCTTACTTCTCGTGCAACTAGGGCAGCAGCAGACGGTGCAGCCTTCTATGACAAATCTATTGAGAGCGTGACAGAGAGCTTACAATCTTTTTTGAAGGGAAACTTTGCTAACGATGCCGCTCTTGGAATCTCTGCGACAGAGACAACTAGGAATGCAGCTGCAAATAAATTGTACGGAAAGTCATTCAAGGACTTGAGCGAAGCGCAGAAGCAATTGACATTGCTTCAGATGGTCGAAGACGGAAATAAACTCTCAGGAGCTCTTGGACAGGCTGCAAGAGAATCAGACGGCCTAGAAAACGTTATGGGGAATCTGAAACAAGCTGGGACCAATGCATTATCTGCTATTGGTCAACCTCTTCTGGAAATGATGATCCCTGTTTTCCAAACCTTGGCAACGATTGTGAAAGGTGTGGCTGAGCTGTTCAGTTCCTTACCTGCTCCAGTAAAAGATTTTGTTGTTATTTTAGGAACAGTTGTGACTGCTGTAGGGGTCATAGCCCCCATATTCTTATCGTTGCAAGCCCTTGCTGAGTTTTTAAAAATATCTATTGGAGAAATGATAATTGCCGCATTGCCAATTATTGGAACAGCTATTGCAATTGCTGCTGCAGTTGCTGCAATTATTGTTATTGTAAAATACCTCTGGGAAACTAACGAAGGTTTTCGAGATGCGGTCACGACCGTTTGGAATGCGATTCTTGAAGTTATCAATGCAGTCGTATCAGAGATTTCTAATTTTGTCATGAGTATCTTTGGAACGGTTGTTGCTTGGTGGACGGAGAACCAGGAACTTATTCGAGCAAGTGCTGAGACTGTCTGGAATGCCATTTATACGGTCATCAGTACAATACTGGATATACTTGGCCCCTTGCTCCAAGCTGGCTGGGATAACATTCAACTGATCATTACAACAACTTGGGAAATCATCAAGATCGTTGTTGAGACTGCAATCAATGTTGTCCTTGGTGTTATCCAAGCAGTTATGCAGATCATTACTGGTGATTGGTCAGGCGCTTGGGAAACTATTAAGGGGGTATTCTCTACTGTATGGCAAGCTATCCAAAGCATTGTCCAGACCATTTTTTCAGCTATCCAGAGCTACATTTCAAATGTTCTCAATGGTATTTCAGGAACTGTATCAAATATCTGGAACGGCATCAAGGATACTGTCTCAAATGTGTTAAATGCTATATCTAGTACTGTATCAAGTGTTTGGGAAGGTATCAAGAGTACCATTTCAGGTGCTATCAATGGGGCAAAAGATGCTGTATCTTCAGCTATTGAAGCCATCAAGGGATTGTTCAACTTCAGCATTAGCTGGCCACATATCCCACTACCTCACTTCTATGTAAGTGGTTCAGCCAATCCATTAGATTGGTTGAGTCAAGGTGTTCCAAGTATTGGAATTGAATGGTATGCCAAGGGCGGGATCATGACGAAACCGACCATTTTTGGAATGAATGGCAATAGCCTTATGGTTGGTGGCGAAGCTGGGAATGAAGCAGTATTACCGCTTAATGACAAAACACTTGGTGCTATCGGTCGAGGTATAGCTCAGACTATGGGTGGAACTTCACCGACAATCAACATTACTATTACTGGTAACACCGTCAGAGAAGAAGCTGACATCATTCGGATTGCTGATGAGGTAGCGCAGAGGATTGCTGACGAATTGCAACGTAAGACACAATTGAGAGGAGGGTTTGCATGATAAAGCATAATGAGCTTGTGATTGACGGTGTGAGAACATCGTCTTTTCCTTTTAAAATCATTGTCCATGATTCTCCCTCAATTGCTCTGGGAGAGAGCAAGACAGCTCTCTTGGAGCATGGTGGTATCAGTGGAGCAATCGTTCAGACAAACAAGCATAGGGAACTGGTCAAGAAAACTTATACGATTTACTTGGTCAAACCTACTGAAGAACAGATGAACCAATTTATGAGTCTGTTTATCCGTGAAAAGTTCTGGCTAGAGAGTGAGCGAGTCAAAACAACTCGTCTTTGGTGCTATAAGGTCAATGTGAGCGACCTTGAAGAAGTGCAACCTGGTCTTTACATGACCAAAGCAACCTTCACTTGCCATCCTACAAAATACTTTAAAGGCTCCGATACACAGAGATTGACAAGAAGTGGGACTTTGACCGTTCAAGGTTCTGCTCTTGCCTTTCCTAAAATCACAATCGTTGGTCAGAGCGCTTCTGAAACTTCATTTACAATTGCTGGTCAGGTCATTCGTCTTGAACGACTCACTGAGTCGCTTGTGATGGTTAATAATCCTGACAATCCAAGTTTTAAAACAACAACAGGGAAGCCAGTCAAATGGTCAGGGGATTTTATCACAGTTGATCCAGCGAAAGTGAAGAATATTGGGGTTGTTTTGGGTCCAGGTATTCAATCACTTGAAATTGAGACGGTTTGGGGGTGGGCATAATTGCTTTATCTACTTAATAAAGATGTGAGAACCGTTCGGTGGAACGGGGATCCACTTCATGAAGTGACTTCGGCGATTGTTAAAGAGATCATGAATGGCGATTTCACCTTAACTGTGAAATATCCCATTTCCGACTCTGGTATTTATCAGCTCATCCAAGAAGATATGTTGATAAAAGCGCCGACTCCTGTTCTTGGTGCGCATCTATTTCGCATTAAGAAACCTGTTGAATACAATGATCATCTGGAAATCACAGCCTATCACATTTCAGACGATGTGATGCAACGTTCTATCACACCAGTAAGTGTGACTAGTCAGAGCTGTGGCATGACTCTTTCTCGCATGGTTCAAAACACCAAAACTGCTTTGGGAGATTTTTCTTTCAATAGCGATATCCAGGACCGTAGGACCTTCAATACGACTGAAACAGAAACCCTATACTCTATATTGCTGGACGGTAAGCACAGCATTGTTGGTACATGGGGAGGCGAGCTGGTTCGTGATAACTTTGCGATGACTGTCAAGAAGAGTCGTGGGGAGAATCGTGGTGTTGTTATTACAACGCACAAAAATCTGAAGAACTACCAACGCACAAAAAACAGTCAGAATGTTGTCACAAGAATTCACGCAAAGTCGACTTTTAAACCTGAAGGTGCTGAAAAAGAAACGACTATCAGAGTGACTGTTGATAGTCCTCTTATCAACTCATACCCTTATATCAATGAAAAAGAGTATGAGAACAACAATGCTAAAACTGTTGAAGAGTTGCAGAAGTGGGCACAGTCTAAGTTCTCAAATGAGGGAATTGACAAGGTCTCTGATGCTATCAAGATTCAAGCTTATGAACTTGATGGGCAAGTGGTCCATATGGGCGACACGGTCAATCTCAAGAGCTGGAAACATAATGTCGATGCATTCAAGAAAGCTATTGCTTATGAGTTCGATGCCTTAAAAGAAGAATACATCTCTCTGACTTTCGATGATAAGGCAGGTATTGGTGGTTCTAGAGCTTCTGGTGGCCTATCTAGCGCAGCCGATGCAATTCTTGGAGTGACAGAATCTGCACAAGAAATCGCCCTTGAAAAGGCTCTTCAAAATGCTGACTTAGACTTTGATCATAAGGCTGGATTGCTTAGACAGGAAATTTCTGACGATATTGAACTGGCCAAAGCCAGAGCTGAAGAAGTCAAGAGAGAACTGTCTGACACTATCAATCAGCGATTTAATAGCTTTGACAACGGGCCATTGAAAGAAACTAAGCGCAAGGCTGAGGAAGCTTTGCGAAATGCTGGCGCAAGTAGTTCTCTTGCTCAGGAATCCAAGCGGATTGGGCTGGATTCTGTTGCTAGACTTGAAGCGTTTAAGTCGCAGACTACGAGCGCACAAACGGCTCTGTCGGGTGACTTGGACGCTCTGAAACGGACTATCGCGAATGATATTCGACCGAAGCAAGCACAGGCTGAAGCTGAGATTGCCAAGCAAGTTGAAGCACTTAGCCGGACTAAAAATGAACTGGCTGGCGCAAGTAGTTCTCTTGCTCAGGAATCCAAGCGGATTGGGCTGGATTCTGTTGCTAGACTTGAAGCGTTTAAGTCGCAGACTACGAGCGCACAAACGGCTCTGTCGGGTGACTTGGACGCTCTGAAACGGACTATCGCGAATGATATTCGACCGAAGCAAGCACAGGCTGAAGCTGAGATTGCCAAGCAAGTTGAAGCACTTAGCCGGACTAAAAATGAACTGGATGGCGCAAGTACCCTGCTTGCACAGGAAGCTAAGCGGATTGAGCTGGATTCTGTTGCTAGACTTGAAGCGTTTAAGTCGCAGACTACGAGCGCACAAACGGCTCTGTCAGGTGACTTGGATGTTCTAAAACGAACTATCGCAAACGATATTCGACCGAAGCAAGCACAGGCTGAAGCTGAGATTGCCAAGCAAGTTGAAGCACTTAGCCGGACTAAAAATGAACTGGCTGGCGTGAAGTCAGCGCAAGCGACGTATGAGGAGACGACGACTCGTAGACTGTCAGAACTGACCAACTTGGCCAATGGTAAAGCCAGCAAGTCAGAACTCACGCAGACAGCTGAGGAGCTAGCTAGTCGGATTGCGAGTGTGCAGGCATCCGGTCGAAATCTATTCTTGAACTCACTATTCAAGCAGGATATTTCAAAAACAGGAATTTGGACAACGAGTACATATACGGCTACTATCGATAGCGAAAGTAAGTATCTTGGATATAACGCTCTTAAAATTATAGGTCTGAATCCATCTGGCCGTGATGGAGGGAATCCCAAGGTTACTTATCCAGTTCTGGGTCAATTCGGGAAAGTAATTCCCGGAAGTACGACTAATCAAGATGTAACCATTAGTTTTTATGCTAAGGCAAATAAAAATGGAATAATGCTAAGATCTCGATTAGGGAATATCGGATATAAAACTGGAAATGTGACATTGTCGACAGAAATTAAACGATATGTTGTCCATATTCCAAAAGGTTGGACAAACGAATCCAAGCAGACCACAAATGAATGGTTGTTCAATTTCAACCAGGAAGGAACCGTTTGGATTTGGATGCCGAAGTTTGAAATAAGCGATGTAGATACTTCTTATTCAGAAGCTCCTGAAGATATAGAAGGTCAGATTTCAACAGTTGAATCGACCTTTAAACAACGAGTCAACTCGCTCGAAGCTGGTGTGAATCGTCTGACTGAAGGCCTTAGAACCAAAGTGGATATCAGCGCACTCAACGTGACTGCTGAAAATATCCGGCAATCTGTGAAGAGTCTTGAGACAGACACGCAGAACAAGCTAAATCAGAAGTTGAGTCAGGCTGAATTTGAGGTGCGAGCCGGCTCTATCCGTCAGGAAATCCTGAACGCAACCAAGGATAAGGCAGATAAGACTTTAGTTGTATCTGAAGCTGGGAAATTGCGTGAAGAATTTTCAAAAATGAAGGTGGGAGGCCGGAATCTATGGATAAAATCCAAGACGGTTGGAGCTGTAATTGAAAAATTACCTGAAAACCATGTCACAGGTCAAAAAGAATGTTATAGGTTAGAGAACAACTCTACTTTAACGTTCAACCTTGAACCAGATTTCAGCTCAAGGTTGTATCAAAAAGTTACTTTTAGCGCTTGGATCAAGTACGAAAATGTAGTCCAAGGTCGAAACTTTTGGAATGTATTTAATTGCTTCAAACATTATCTTTTTAGAAAAAATAGTGAGACCGGAGTACAGAGTGGTCCAGATTATGCTACGCTTGGTATGTATAAAGGTTCGGCAGATTGGAAATATATTACATTCACTTATGACTACTCTGAAAAAACAAATTTTGATCAATTGAAGACATCATTGCGATTCAATCTTGAAGGTGCTACAAGCGGTACAGCTTGGGTAACAGGAATCAAGGTTGAAATCGGTAGTGTGGCGACGGACTGGTCACCAGCACCAGAAGACGGAGAAAATGAGCTTTTAGTCGCTAAAACCGAGTTCAAGAGGACAGCTGATGGCCTATCTACTAAGATGGCAGCAGTTGAGAGCTATGTTGGTCAAGACGGTCAGCGACAGGAAGCCCTACAGCGCTATACTCGTGAGGAAAGCGCGAGACAAGCGACAGCAGTCCGTGAGCTGGTCAATCGTGATTTCGTTGGTAAGGCTACTTATCAAGAAGATGTTAAGGGTATCAATCAAAGGATTGAAGCTGTTAAAACTAGTGCGAATAAAGACATCGCTAGTCAAATCGCTAGCTATCGTCAATCTGTAGATGGTAAGTTCACGGATATTTCAAGTCAGATAACTACTTATAAGCAAGATGTGGGCGGTCAAATCAGTGGCCTTTCAAATAGACTTACAAGCAGTGAGCAAGGAACCACTACTCAGATTTCAAATCTTTCAAATCGGATAAACAGTAATAAACAAGGCGCAGATAATCAGATTTCAAATTTAAAGACTCAGGTCGCTACAAACAAGGATAATGCTGAACGACAAATGGGTAGAATATCTGATCAGGTTTCTGCAAACAAAGCGAATGCTGATAGTCAATTTGCGAATGTGACCAATCAACTAGTGCGAAAAGTAGAGACTACTGACTTCCAGCGTGTTAAGGAAACCAGTAAACTTTACGAGCGGATTTTGGGCAATACTGAAAATGGAATTGCGGATAAGGTTGCTCGCATGGCTCTGACCAATCAACTGTTTCAGGTTGAGGTTGGGAAGGTTGCCAAAGGTGGTCGAAATTATATCAGAAATGGTCAATTTAAGAACGGTTCGAAAAACTGGCTTGAATATCAATCTGTTAATTTTGGTTTGAATTTCAACTATCAACACTCTCAAAATCCTAATAATCGAAATCGTCCAGGACTACACTTCTATCACGATTCTCAAGATGTTGCTAATTTTTTTGGAATTCAGCAATCTTTTGCTTTTGAAGGTGTTCGAGGAGAAAAAGTGAGTGTATCTCTTCTTGTTTCAAAGGATGGCAGTGATAGCTACAGCGGTTTGAAAGTTGCATTGCACTACATCAAAAACAAAAACATTATTGGGCAAGAGTGGCAAAATATCCCAAGTCCACAAATAACATCGAAGTATAAGCGTTTCACATTTACGTTTACTTTATCAGACGATGTAGAGAATCTGAATTTGATGTTGTTTGGTGAAAAAGGGAAGACCATCAACCTCTATGTTACAGATGTTCAACTCGAAAGAGGTTCTGTCGCGACGGATTACAAAGAAGCTCCTGAAGACACGGACGAAGCGATTCGCTCTGTTCAAAGCCAACTAACTGGCTCATGGGCAGTTCAAAACATCAACTCGGCTGGAGATATCATCTCTGGAATCAATCTTGGCGCCAATGGACATAACCGATTTGTTGGGAAATTGACCCACATCACTGGAGAGACCCTGATTGACAGAGCAGTCATCAAGTCTGCCATGGTTGATAAGCTCAAAACGGCCAATTTTGAAGCTGGTTCGGTCACGACTACGATATTAGACGCTGAAGCGGTAACTGCTGAGAAGTTGAAAGTTGACAATGCGCTTATTAGAAAATTAACTGCAAATGATGCTTTTATTGACCAACTGACATCTAAACGTATCTTCTCTACTAAGGTTGAGTCCGTCATTTCTAGTTCAACCTTCCTAGAAGCCTATCAAGGTCGAATTGGTGGATTCACACTTGGTCAATTTGACCAGGGTGGCGGTCGCTGGATTTCAGGTGTCAATCAGTTCTCTGTTGGTATGGGGAATGGTGCCGGGTATGGAGTCCGGACAGCCTTCTGGGCGAACTGGGGAAATAATTGGAACTATGCCGGACCTAAAGCATGGAACGTCAATACTGATGGGAAAATGTACTGTAGGAATGAAGTCGGTTTTTATGATCAAGTGGATTTTTCGAATTCATCGAGAGCAAACTTCTATGGGAATACTACTTTTTCTCGTTCTCCTGTGTTTTCAAATGGTATCGAACTTGGAAGTAAAGATGTGCTTGGTGATGGTTGGAATCCCAAAGGCGGAAGGAATGCGGTTGTTTGGTGGAATCAGGTCGGTAGCGGTAGCGTGAAGTATTGGATGGAACAAAAATCAGACAGACGCTTAAAAGAGAACATCACAGATACAGCTGTGAAAGCCTTGGATAAAATCAACAGATTAAGAATGGTTGCATTTGATTTCATCGAAAATAAGAAACATGAGGAGATTGGTCTAATAGCTCAAGAGGCTGAAACCATCGTTCCAAGAATTGTCTCACGAGATCCTGAGAATCCAGATGGCTATCTACATATCGACTATACCGCTTTAGTTCCTTACTTAATCAAGGCTATTCAAGAATTAAATCAAAAAATAGAAAAAATGGAGAAAACAATAGCATGAATAACAACATGTTGACCAATATCGCACTTTAAAGCAATTCAGGAGCTTGCTCTTGAAAATAGAAAACGAGCACACAGATTGGAGAACTTAGAAAATGAACACAGAACAGCTTAACCAAGCCTTACGAATGACAATTAGTGAAATGTCAACAACTTCAACAAATTCGATGATTACAAGTAATATCTTGAGTATTCAGTTGAATGAGCAAAGGGAAGAGAATCAAAGACTTCAAGCACGAGTGGATGAGCTGGAAGCTCTGCTTGATGAACAAACTAAACCAGCAGACAAAGGAGAATAGACATGGCAGAAACAATTCAAAACACAGATAACTTACTAGACCTTACAAAAATTACAGAACCATTTGATCTTGCGAGTGCTTTGCGCTATATGAAAGAAAATGGAGAGTTCATTCGTTGCAAGAATGTAAGCGATGACTTCTATATGTATCGTGACGTTCAAAAACGTCCTGTGATCGTAAATGGCCGTCGCCAATTCAAGGATGTTGAAACCGTTTGGGCGTTCAACCAGTGGGGTGGTACAATCGCAACAATCAACGTAGCCGTTCTGTTGAATCATGAATTCTATATCATGAAATTTGATGCAGAGGGCAATCCTGACTGGACGGATCCAACGGTAAAACCTAAAGAATAGGAGGTGTGTATGCAAATTGAATTTTTCAATTTTCTAAGAAGTGTCGTACAGACTGAAGATGGTTTGGTCTTGTACGCTCTAGCACTGATTGTCTCAATGGAAATCATTGATTTTGTGACAGGGACGATTGCGGCGATTATCAATCCTGACATCGAGTACAAGAGCAAAATCGGCATTAACGGGCTCCTTCGTAAGATTTCAGGGGTTCTCTTACTGATGATCCTCATTCCGGCGTCCGTTTTGTTGCCTGAAAAGACAGGTTTTGTATTCTTGCACTCAATCTATCTCGGGTACATCGCATTTACTTTTCAATCTCTCATTGAAAATTATCGCAAATTAAAAGGAAATGTTACTCTTTTTCAGCCGATTGTAAAAGTATTTCAGCGATTACTTGAAAAAGATGATGATACGAAAAAAGGAGAATAACAAATGCAACAAATTACTGAAATCATTACTAATGGAGCAATCAGCATCCTAGTCGTTTTGGCAGGGGTTGTAGTTAGGGCAGTCAAGGACTACCTGGTTCAAAAAGGTGGAGAAAAGACCATCAAGATTGTTGAAATCTTGGCCAAAAATGCAGTAAATGCCGTGGAGCAGGTAGCTGCTGAAACTGGCTACAAGGGAGATGAAAAACTGGCACAGGCTCGCGCTAAAGTCCGTGCTGAGCTTACAAAATACAATATTAGCATGACTGACAAAGACTTAGACACCTTCGTAGAGTCAGCAGTGAAGCAGATGAATGACGCATGGAAAGGACGATAGGGAATGGATATCGATAGAAACAGACTACGTACAGGCTTGCCACAGGTTGGGGTGCAGCCTTATCGACAAGTACATGCTCATTCAACAGGTAACCGCAACTCAACCGTACAGAATGAAGCGGATTATCACTGGCGGAAAGACCCAGAATTAGGTTTTTTCTCGCACGTTGTTGGGAACGGCCGCATCATGCAGGTAGGACCTGTTGATAATGGTGCCTGGGACGTTGGGGGCGGTTGGAATGCTGAGACCTATGCAGCGGTTGAACTGATTGAAAGCCATTCAACTAAAGAAGAGTTCATGACGGACTACCGCCTTTATATCGAACTCTTACGCAATCTAGCAGATGAAGCAGGTTTGCCGAAAACGCTTGATACAGGGAGTTTAGCTGGAATTAAAACGCACGAGTATTGCACGAATAACCAACCAAACAACCACTCAGACCACGTTGACCCTTATCCATATCTTGCTAAATGGGGCATTAGCCGTGAACAGTTTAAGCAAGACATCGAAAACGGCTTGAGCGCTGCAACAGGCTGGCAGAAAAATGGCACTGGCTACTGGTACGTACACTCAGACGGCTCTTATCCAAAAGATAAGTTTGAGAAAATCAACGGTACCTGGTATTATTTCGATGGCTCAGGCTATATGCTTTCAGACCGCTGGAAGAAGCACACAGACGGTAATTGGTACTACTTTGACCAATCAGGCGAAATGGCCACAGGCTGGAAGAAAATCGCTGACAAGTGGTACTATTTTGATGTAGAAGGTGCCATGAAGACAGGCTGGGTCAAGTACAAGGACACTTGGTACTACTTAGACGCTAAAGAAGGCGCCATGGTATCAAATGCCTTTATCCAGTCAGCGGACGGAACAGGCTGGTACTACCTCAAACCAGACGGAACACTGGCAGACAAGCCAGAGTTCACAGTAGAGCCAGATGGCTTGATTACAGTTAAATAAATAGAAAGGAAACTTTCTAAATTGTTCTTTCACCGCAGGCTCAGGCTTGCGGTTTTTTATTTGCTCTGATTCTTTAAAAAAGCGTTTTCTTGAAGAATAGAGAGGTGTTTTGTCAAAAATAAAAACAGTGACCGAAATCACTGCTTATCAGTTGTAGCAAATTCATAAAGTTTTTCTGCTGTGAGAAGTGCCATTTTGTCCATGCTTGTTTTTCCTTTTCTGAGGTCAGAAACAGTAGTCCATGGAACTCCAGCACCTTGGGAAATAGCAGATGTAGACATCGAACTGTCTAACAATTCTTGAATAACTTCTCTCATCTTATTTGTCCTTTTTATTTTTTAGATAAATATATACATTGATTGCAATTATAAAAATAGCTATTGCACTAACCATTGCATTTCCTCTTTCCATTTGATAAAATAGAGGTGTAAGGGGCTTTCGCCCCAACCTCTTAGCGTTTACCTTTTTCTTTGACGGGATTTCGGTTTACGCTTTTTGTTTTGCCTTGCGACCGTTATTGCGGTCACTAGACTTGCGATAGCAGTTACCGTTTCAGGAATATTGTCTATTGCCTTTTCAAGTAACCTGAGCCAATCTTCTTTGTTCAACTTCATCACCCCCTTTCCTTATCTTGATTATATTATATCACGGTACACCGAGAAAGTCAAGCGTTTTGATGAAGTTTTTTTAATTTTTCAAAAAAAATAGACCTTGTCCAGAGGTCGGGGAGTTGGAGGGGACACCCTCCAAGAGTGTTGATTTAATAAGATTTTATTTTACCTTTTTCATAATAATCTCCCTATAGAGTCACCGCATTCGGTGGCTTTTTTTGTGTTGGGATTCATGATATAATAATAAAATCGATAAGTAGGAAAAGAGAAAAGAGATGTATTATACGCTTGAAGAAAAAGAAGTCTTTATGAGGGAGGCTTTGAGAGAGGCTGAGATTGCTCTTGAACACGATGAAATTCCAATTGGTTGTGTGATTGTCAAAGATGGGGAAATCATTGGTCGTGGGCATAATGCGCGTGAGGAATTACAGCGAGCGGTTATGCATGCGGAAATTATGGCTATAGAGGATGCGAACTTGAGTGAGGAGAGCTGGCGCTTGCTGGATTGCACACTTTTTGTGACCATTGAACCTTGTGTCATGTGTAGTGGAGCGATTGGGCTTGCCCGCATTCCAAATGTGGTCTATGGGGCTAAAAACCAGAAATTTGGCGCTGCTGGGAGTTTGTACAATATCTTGACAGATGAGCGTCTCAATCATCGTGTGGAGGTTGAAATAGGAATTTTGGAAGATGAATGCGCAGCTATCATGCAGGATTTTTTTAGAAATAGACGGAAAAAATAATTTTGCTTTTAAAATGAATAGGAATGTGATATAATAAATAGTGGAGCAACAGTTCTGCGTGAAGCGGGTCAGGGGAGGAATCCAGCAGCCCTAAGCGATTTGAATTGTGTGCTCTTTTTTCGTGCTTTTTCCGAATAAATAAGATAGAATAATCTAGAATAAATGATAATAGAAAAGAGAAAATTATGAAAATTCGTGGTTTTGAATTGGTTTCAAGTTTTACAGATGAAAATTTATTGCCCAAGCGTGAGACAGCGCATGCGGCTGGTTACGACTTAAAGGTTGCTGTGCGTACAGTTGTTGCGCCAGGAGAGATTGTCTTGGTTCCGACAGGGGTTAAGGCTTATATGCAGCCGACTGAGGTTCTCTACCTCTATGATCGTTCTTCAAATCCTCGTAAGAAGGGCTTGGTTTTAATTAACTCAGTTGGGGTCATTGATGGGGATTATTATGGAAATCCTGGAAATGAAGGGCATATTTTTGCGCAGATGAAGAATATCACAGACCAAGAGGTTGTTCTTGAAGTTGGGGAACGTATTGTCCAGGCTGTTTTTGCTACTTTCTTAATTGCAGATGGAGATGCAGCTGGTGGCGTTCGAACTGGTGGATTTGGATCGACAGGGCACTAG